GTTAGCGGCATCGGGGGCGGTTTTCTTTAGTGCCATTCTTTCTTCGATTCCCGGAGATCTGCAATCCAATCCAGCATCGTCCGCTTGCCGGTGTAGTACATGGCGGGGAGGAGCAGGAACAGGTATTCCCCGCCGATGGCGGTGTAGCCTCGCTCGGCCTGGGCGGTGCGCATCCCCCACGCGAAGGCGAGGACCGTCACCAGGAGCACGGCGGCCAGTTCAAGCACCACCGATGCAAGGCTCCTTTTTGGTTTCATATGTAGAACTCCTTTCTGTGGTCAGGCCCACCGCCGCTCTCCACGACAGTGCTCCCCTCTCCTTTGAGGCTACTTTCGCAATTGGCTATTTGATTTCCCTCCCAAGCTCCTGACAGGCAATTCACTGTCCGTAGGCTTTTCCGCCGCCTCCCGAAGTCTCTGCAACCCGCATTTCCCAGCGGAGAGTATCGGTGCGCACAGGCCGTCACAGTGGCTATAATACGGGAGCGCCCAGGGTGTCGGAGGGGGTGTCGGGCTTATCCTGGTGTAGATCCGTGATACTCCACCCCGAACGCCTCACAGAGCTGACGGTCATCGAAATACCGTTGTGCCAGAATACGGGCATCGAAAACGGAAAAGGTTTCAGGAGCTTTTAGCTTGCGAAAAAAAGTGGAGTATGCCACAGAGACAAGCTGGAGCGTATCAGCGTTTGTATCCCCCCGCATGATCTGCCCAGCGCGAACAGCTGCGAGAAATGCCCTGTTCATCTTCTGAGTAGGGGATTCTTTTAATTTTGGCATATGTATTCCTCCCTCACAGGCTCAGGTAGAAGTCCACCAGGTTGGAGGCTTGGTCCGCCTGTTCCAGATGCTCCCGGCCCAATTCACGGCTCAGCCTAACGAGTGTCTCGTCCTGCTCGTGCTGGGCGGCACCGATCAGCGCAGCGGCTTCCTGCTCATAACGGCCCTGAGCAAACTCCAAAACCTTGATGGTGGCGTTCAGCTGGTCTTGGGTAAGTTCGATCTTCATAAGTAAAACCTCCTTGATTTCCAGCCCTCGCCGTGGTAAAATCAAGGTGAGGGACTGATTTTGGTTGCGTCCTTTCTTTTGCCTCCATTCTTGGTGACGCAGGAATGGGGGCGCTTTCATTGCTCCAAAGCGGGACGGTCGAACAGGCTGAGCTGGCCGGGGAGTTGTTTCATGAGCACCGATGGGACAGGAATGCACCAGGTTTCATAGATGTTTCGGGTGGCCTCCCGCACATCCAAGGGAGAGTTCCCAGCTTCCAGCATTACTTTGCGGGTAGCGAGAATCAGCTTAGCTAGGCCACCGGGGGACACCTCGGGAGGGCAATGCAGCGTAGATTGGCTCAAAGAATAGTATCCAGTACGCCGAATCGCAGGAAGGACCTCATGCGTCAACCACCGTTTGAAGTCTTTCGCCCCCGGCTTGTCCGAACGAAGAATCACAGAATACAAACCGGGTTCATTGACGATAATCATATTCTGCTGTCCAGAGGGGGTGCCCATCAGACAGGCACCCTTTTCGTCATCGTCAAGTCTGGCGGCAACGTTGCTGGGCTTGACAAGGCCAAGCACATCACAGATGTCTTTTAGCACGAACCACGGTTCGCCGTCCTTCTGAAGGGTGCGGACTTGATTGTCCTGGTAATTAAAAATTTTCAGTTCATCCATCTAAATAATTTGTCTCCTTCCCGCCCTCGTTGGTGTGTCCGCACAGCGGGGGCGCTCTTTTTGTGCACACATGATAGCTTCTGCCACTTCGCTCTCCACACCCTTCAGGAAGCTGTATACCCCATACAGTGCGCTGGAGTAGTCCGTCTGTCTGTCCGGGTGCTCCGCCATCGCCTCGTGGACTGTGTAGAGCAGGTCGAGGCCGGTGTGAAGCTGGATTTGCGCCATCTCGATTGCGATTGCCATTGCCTGTCCCCCTTGCCTTTTTGTTCGTGTCGTGGTATCATTCACCCAAAGAGTTTGGTGAAGTCCGTGTAGGATTTGACCCCAAGGGCCGATGCAATTCGGATTGCCGTCCGAACATTCGGCTCGCTTTTGCCGTATTCAATGTTCTGATACTGGGCCTCACTTATCTTGGCTTCTCTTGCGACCTGCGCTTGTGTCTTGCCGGACGTTTTGCGGGCCGCTCTTAACGCCATATTCACGGAATCCTCTCTTTCTGGATTTCACCTAACGCATTTGGTGTTACTGCCATAATAACACATAGTGTATTAGGTGTCAATATCCTTGAACAAAATTTTTTGGAGGGTATTACACAATGGAACTAAAGGATGCTTTGCGCCGATTTAGAAAAGAACAAAAAATAACACAGGTCCAAGCAGCAAAAGCCGCTGGGGTTACAGAAGCAATGTATCAATTTTATGAATACGGGAAAAGTGAGCCAAAAATCAATGTCCTCATCGCCCTGGCGGACTTCTTCGATGTCAGCTTAGATTACCTGGTGGGCCGCAGCGACGTGGCGGAGAGGCGGTAGGCATTACAACAGGCCGCGCAAGACGGGGATAACGCTTTCATAGTAGCGGAAACTCTGAACCTCTTTGGCGTGGCCCTTTGCCTTATCATTGAACCACGCCCCATATTGCTCGGTTTTCAGCTTGTGGCGGTTTGTGAGAATCCCAACCATTTGGCCTGTAATCCCCAACATTTCGCCAATTTCCCCCGCGCTGTACGTCTTGGCTTCCAGCTTGGGGAGCGGAAGCAGGTATTCCCCTGTCAGTTCTTTGGTTGCATGGGCGTGAAGTACCTGACGATATGTACCCTCGTATTGGCTCGCCAGCCGTTCCAAAATCTGTGCCTTGCGGATACGGGCGTTTTCGGCTCTGGTTTTTGCCATCATCTGCTGATACTCGGTCATTCCCACGATTTTTGCTCTGCCTGAGCGTAGGGTCCTCAGAATGCCACGCACCCACGCCCGGAATTCTTTGGCCTTTTCCGTTTTGGACAGCATGGTTACTTCGTAGATGCCATCCTCAGTGAAAACGCGGGTATTGTAGGTCTTGCCATCAGTGGCCCTCAATTTGAGGGTAACTGAAAATTCCTTGGATTTCAGATATTCATTGCGGTCAATAAGGTTGTCAATCCCCTTTCGACCATTCAAATATCCCAAGCACTCTCCCAGCTGTTCAGAGGTCATATAGACCTCATTATCCTTGCCGTAGAAATCGCACTGGATCCCGCCAAACTCGGCGGATTTAACTAAAGTCAATTCGTTGTTCACAATAACCTCTTTTCAATCTCCTTGTAGTATCGCTCATGGATCCCCAGCTTGTCCGCCATCGCCTGTTGAGTGAGGCCCACCGCCTTTCGGGCGTTCTTAAGGTTCTCTCGCATACCATGCTCCTTTCTGCCCTGTCAGGTGGTAGGACACCTGGCGGGGTGTTTTTATGCCCAAGCCTCCGCCCAGGCAGCCAGTTCCGCCAGCTCCCAGGCGGTGAAGCCATCCGCATCGGCCTGGGCCAGCAGCTTCTCCCGCAGATACGGGCCCGCGTGCTCCAGGGCTTCCTTATAGTCGTCGACGGTTTTCATGATATTGCCTCCTTTCGGTGTTGCCCAATCTCCGCCGCCATGGTAGAATTTTGGCGGGAAGGGGGTGAATATTGATGACATTACAGGAAAGTATTCAAATGCAAAGCAGATTGGCCAATACCCTAAATTCTGTTGCTTCCGCAATGAGTTCTCCAGCCTTAAATGCTGGTGAACTGTTTTTTGAAAGTGCCAGTAGGCTGGCCCAGTCCTTCTCCTCTGCGTATGCATCGTTTTCCAACATTAGCTCAGTAGTTGGTTCCCTGTCTCAAGCGCAGCAAAATATTGTGGATCTGTGTTCTAAAATCGACTATACTGGAATAGAGACCGCCTTAAATGTTGTTGGACAAATTCAGAACAGCCTCATTAATTCCGCTTCCACCCTTGATAATCTTCCTTATCGCTCATTGATGAGCTCTTTGTCCGACACGCTGGAACAGGTTGAGCCGTATCTGCCGCCAGAAGAAGTGGATCGCTGCGAGACGGTTGTCAAGCCACAGCTCGAAGATAACTCCCGTATGCACTTGACGCTGAGCGACGCCCTATCTATCCTCAGCATATTGTTGTCGATCCTCTTTTTCGTGCTTGGGTCTATGCCGGATGATCAGGCAGAGCGGATTATTCAGCAGCAAAACAAGATCATTGCCAACCAAGAGGCTAAGATTGCCCAACTCCGCAAAGAGGATCAGGCTCTATTGGATACCCTGGATTCCCTGTCTGACAGCATCAACCTACTGACCGATGAAATTGAGCTGCTCCAGGATAAACTCGAAGATTCCGACAATCTTTCCGACAACCACGACCAAATGGATCCCGGCGAGTCCCAGCAAGATAGTGGTAATGCACAGGATTAAAGCGATGCGCTCCAACTTCCGAACCCTCCGTTGAATCTCCACTTCTGCGGAGGGTTCCTTTTCGTTAGGGTTCAATTTGCCCACCCCCTTTCTATACAGAATCTTGGGCCGCTCGGGCGGCTTTTTCATGCGCTGTCCTGCGCGTTGGCCTGGGCCATTCTTGCCCAGGTGATTGCGCCCTCGATACGAAGCCGCTCGTCCCTGGGGAGCTGTTTGAGCATCGCAGCCAGTTCGCGGGCGTTTTTCAGCGGGGCGCATTTGATGGTTTCGGTATTCGGCTTCATTTAGCTCACCTCCTTGTTGTCTCGTTGTCGTAATTATACGTCGCATTGCGACTGATGTCAAGAACTTTTTTGTTGACAGTGCGACTTTTTTTTGATATACTGCTTTTACAAAGGAGGTGGAAACGTTGACCATAGGCGATAGAATCAAAGAAGTCCGTAAAGAATTGGGATTTACACAGGAAGACTTTTCAAAAAAAATCGGGACAGCGAGAAACACTATTGCCAGTTATGAAATTAACCGTCGCGAGCCAATGGAAGCCACTATAAAGTCTATTTGCCGCGAATTTAACGTCAACTATGACTGGCTCAAAGACGGTGAGGGCGATATGTTCGACGCTGTGCCGGAGACGCTGGTGGATGAACTGGGCCAAGAATTTAATTTGGATGATCTCGACCGACGCATTATTCTGGGGTATCTCCAGCTGCCGGAAGCTGACCGAGGTGCAATCAAGCGATATATCCAGGGTCTTTTTGAGCAAAAATAAAGCAGCCCGCATTTCTGCGGGCCGCATGGGCCATGTATCACGTTCGGTGTATGTAGATGTACTTGACGAAACGATAAATCCGGTTGAGAAGGTCTTCTGCTTCGATTTTGTCAAGCATATCCTTGATTTTCTGTTTGGTCTTTTCCTTGGAACTTCTGTTGTCCATTTTCATCATATCGCTTCCCCTTCGTGTTATCGTCTGTCTGTTGCAAATTATAGTACAACCGTTTCACTTTTTCAACCCGGAATCTTTCACAAAGCGGACGTGCAACATTTGAGCGATGCGTAGAAATTGGGTCGAGGGCGGTATAGTGCCGGATTATTGGACTTTATAGGTGATATTATGGTGGGTAAATCATATAAAAAACCGCCGCAAGGGCGGCAACCCTTACGGCGGCTAAAGAGGGACAGTAAACTTCTCACGGCCAACTGTCCCTTTTATTGTAATGCTCTTTTTCCAAAATTGCAATAGGAGGAATAATTTTTATGGCTACAGCACGCAAACTCCCATCAGGAAGCTGGAGAGTCCAAGTCTATGCGGGCAAAGATGCAGTCGGGAAAAAGCAATACCTCTCCTTTACCGCATTCACGAAGAAAGAAGCAGAATACCAGGCACTCCAGTGGCAACTCCACTACAAGGAGGTCTCTCGGGACAGTTCAGCCATGACGCTGAATGAGGCTATGGAGAAGTACATCGCAAGTAAGGACAGCATCTTATCCCCGTCCACCATTCGTGGTTATGAGAGTATCCAAAAGAACTACCTGAAGGGTATCATGGACTTCAAACTGAATCGGTTGACGCCGCAGCTCATACAGCAGGCCATCAATGAGGAGGCAAAGCCTTACATAGACGCAAGCGGAAAGCAGCGGACGCGGACACCTAAAACCATCCGCAATATCCATGGTCTGCTGTCTGCTGTTCTCGCCGAATACTATCCCAGCCTGGCATTCCACACAACGCTCCCCCAGAAGGAAGTCAAAGAGCAGAAAGTGCTGGAACCGGAGCAGATCGCCACACTTCTGACGGCTGTAGAAGGCGATGTCATGGAGCTTCCAGTGCTGATGGGCGTATGGCTGTGTATGCGGGCATCCGAGATCATGGCCCTCACTTGGGACTGTATTGACTTTGAACAAAAAACGCTCACCATTAAAAAGGCCCGGGTCCGTGACAAAGATAACAACTGGGTAGACAAGACAACCAAAACCACAGGGTCCACTCGGACGATTAACGTCCCAGATTACATCATGGATAAGTTGGAGGCAGCCAAAATATCTTCCGATGGGGATCGGGTAGCGCCTTTCACAAACCAAGGTCTGTACGGCAGGCTGAAGACCATTTTAAAACGGAATGGGCTTCCCGATATTCGGTTCCATGATCTTCGCCATACAGCAGCTTCTGTCATGCTTACGCTGAACATCCCCGATAAGTACGCCCAAGCTCGCGGGGGATGGGCTACTTCGTCAACATTAAAAACCGTATACCAACATACGATGGCGTCAAAACGCAGCATAGTGGACGATGCTATAGATTCCTACTATGACGGCCTTCTGGGCAAAAAAACAAACGCGGGGGATGAACCCCCGCATATTGTGTGATTTCCCGTGTGATATTCTTGTTTCATGTGTGATATTTTCTTGCTATTTTCTGCAATATAGTGTAGAATACAGAAAACAGCAAGGGAGGGAGCAAAACTGCTGAATCCGTTGCGGCACAACGTTTTGCCGGAAAACAAAGCCCCAGGCCTTGTTTCAAAGGTCTGGGGCTTTTGGTGCGGATGACGGGACTCGAACCCATTTTTATGTTCGTAAGGCCGTTGTGTTGCAACGATTACAGCAGTTAGCGCCGTAATTGTGTTGTACATCGTGTGATATTAAGCAAAAAAGAGGTCCGCCGGTCTGCCGTGGGCCCCCTAAAGCATTATAAGATTTGCCTACAAAACTGCGTCTTGTCCAATTGAAACGAAAGGAGGGGCAGATCCCCAGTCCACCGCCATGTGCTGGCATAACGGAGCTTATTCCAGCATATCGGAATTTATCTTTGGCACTGTTTTTTGTATAATTTTGTCGAAAGAAGGGACAAAATGGGGATTCAACAGAATATGGCTGACACCATCCGCATGATTATGGAACTCCGGCATAAAACTCTGGAAGAATTTGCGGACGATTTGGAGATATCCCGCTCCACCCTTCATGAATACATCAAGGCCCGGGGCAATCCCACCGCTCTAATGATTGAGCACCTGGCCCAAAAGTTAGAGATAGACCCAGCGATCCTCATGACTGGGCTGCTTGACCTGGATCGGCGGGAAATCGTTCTCCTGCTCCTAAATTCCATCCAGGTAGTAGCGGAGCTTCCAGAGGAAAAGCGAATCCGCTTTGCAGAACTCTTTTTAGAGATGGTGCACTTGTGGAACAGTGAGGATAGAAAGATGGGAGGTGAACACAATACCAATACCATATCAGGTTCTCAATCAGGAACAGAATAAATTGTCCAGCAGAATTGGGCAGGAACTCCGACGTTTGTGCATCCTTACACATCTGCATGGCTATTATTATCTGATTTATATTTTAATGCAGGTCGTGCCAGATCCTGGCCAGCTCAGCCTGATTACGAAAAATCTGTATCTTGAGACGGGGCGGGCCTTTAGTGTGCCACCCAGCCGCGTGGAGCGAACAATTCGCACAGCGGTTGCCAGCAGCTGGGAACATGGGGGACGGGAAACGCTCGACCAAATGGCTGACTGCCATTTGACCGAGCGCCCCACCAACACAAAATTCATTGGGATTGTGGCGGACTACATACGGCGCACCAGCTAAGCGCCTTCACTGAGCAGGAGCCAGCAACTCCTGCTCAGTTTTTAATTGAGATTTTAAGCCACCACAATGCCACCATTCAGCCGCCTATAACATACTACATCACCCTATAATATGTCAAGTCTTAATCAAGGGGTGGTGCATATGAAAACCGACACAACTAAATTTACCGTGAGAATCAATCCAGAACACGCAAGAAAATTAGTGTACATCGCGGACTACTATGGCAGAAGCCAAAATGGTCAAATTAGTTGGCTGATCAAACAATGTATCACAGAATTTGAAAAGGAGCACGGGAAGATAGAATTGGAGGACGCCTAATCTCGGGCGTCCTCCTCATAACCTCTGGGATGGGTGGCAGTTAATTAGGCGTTCCGGGCATCCTCGGCCTACTGATCCGCCTCTTTCTTCGTCTTGAAGCAGTCGATGTATTCATCGTACTTTGCTGTATCAGTAGAACTATTTCCCGGCATGGAGGGGTTTAAATCGCCAATTACTGGAAAAATTTCTAATTAATCCAGCTTTCCCTTCCTGTCGAAGATGGTGAGCATCCGGCACAGATCCTCCGAGACATTGATTTCCCCGTTTCCGGTGCCCTTGAGGGATCCGTCTTTGACGCACTTTTCCACGGCGGCGCGGTAATAGCTGGGCACATCGTTGATGGTCTTGTAATAGGTCATGTTGTCATCATCCTTTCCATTTGAATCGGGCTGCTCGGGCTTGTCCTCAGGAACCAGCGGCCAATCCGGCCTGCCGTAGCCCATGATGTTCCGCCCGCCAACCACATAGCGGCAGGCGCGTACGGCGCTGGGGTTCCCGGCATTGCCCTCCACGGTATGGACGAAGCCGCCCTCCACCTTAACCACAATCCCGGTATGCCAAATGGACGAGCTGTCCCCAAAGAAAATCTGGTCACCCGGCTTTGGGGTACCGTACAGCCGCCCTTTGCTCTTATAGTAGTCTCTGGAATATTTGGTGCCCGCCCCCAAAGATTTGTCAGGCTGGCACAGCAGCTTTTGGGCAATTTCCCGCCCAAACGTGTGGACAAAGCACCAGTCCACAAACACATCGCACCAGTCAAAGCCGTTCTTAGGGCCGTTGTAGAAGTCTCCCAGGGCGTCCAGGTCCCGGGCGTACTTATTGTACTTCCCGGCCTGGTTGGCCTTGAAATCATCCAACTGGGCGTTGGATCTTTTGCCCATATACCCTACCTGATCTTCGGCTGTGGCAATGAGGCGTTCCGCCGCCGTCATACGCCCGCCCCCTTAATGTCATCCACCGCGTCCTGCACGTCGTCCACGGCCTTTTTGACGCCCTCGGCGTCTACCCGGCCCTCGGCGATGATGTACGCCACCACGGACGCTACAGACACCACGGCGCCCGCCACGTTGGAGATTGTGCCCTCGTCCAGCCCGAACACCATAGCAAGCCCGGTGACAATCCCCGCCACCGCCGCCCACAGCTTTCGAGAGCTCAGCTTGCGCTTCCAATCAATTGTTGTCATATATATCCTCCTTTGTGTGCCCAAAAATCGGGCCATCGTTGTGCTCAAAGATGTTTTCCACGACCTTCATGACGTTCACACCCAAGATGGTGGTAATGGCCTGCTGGGAAAGCTCCACCACGGGGAAGGGCTGGGACAGCTTCACTGTGGCGTAGATGGCGATGAGGTAGGACACGCTCACCCAGGCCAGCGCCGCCAGCTGGGTGGTAATGAACAGGATCCGGGTGACACTTTTTGCTTTCACCCTCACAAGCCAACCCTCCCAAGCAGGAACGCGATGACGGCGGCGCAGACGGCCCAGAGGGCTTTCTCCACCATAGCCTCCCAGCGCTTCCCCGGCTTAGCTTCCAGTTCGCTGAGCTTGGCGTTCAGCGCGTCATGTTTCTGCGTCAGTCCGTCCAATTTCTCCAAGATGGCCTTGTACTGTTCGGCCTGCGCGGCTTCCCCACGCTCCAGGCTGTTCAGGCGGTTGTAGACATCCCGATGGGTTTTCCCGTGCTGTTCATTGGCCCGCTCCAGCGCGTCCACGCGGGGGGTGAGCGGGCAATCGGTGGGATTGCAGTTTTCATGCATTGATATCACTCGCTTCCATTACAGATTTTTTCCATTGGCAGGCCAGGAATGCCTGGGAACACGTTGCGGACAGCTTGTACACGGTCGAGAAACTCAACTGTATCCGGTACAGTTGGTACGCCCCCCTGTGTCCGTATGCGCGGTGCGGTTGGCATAAAAAATCGCCTCCGTTTCATTGTTGACAAAACGGAGGCACATGGTATAATGATAAAGAAGGGCGCTGTCACAGCGGTTAGCCCAAAAGACAAGTCAAACTAAGTTGACCGCTTGGGTGCCAGCCGAGCGGTCAACACGCTTTCTGGGCCGTGAGAATCATCAGGAACAGCACAATGATGAAACTCACCACAAACCGCAGGACTTTCGTCCACAGTCCGTCTCCCATAAGCATCACCTCCCCCGTTGGATATTTGCGTGGGGTAATAACGGTGAGCTAACCGCCTTTATGTAACAGCGTCCTTCTAATGGCAAGTATACCATTGCACACTGCGTTTTGTCAAATGTTGTGGATTTCCGCCGCCCCTCGCGGGGCGGCTTTTTCATACGGCGGGGCCAGCGATAAACGTCCCGCTTGCAAGGTTTCTGTAGAATTTTCCGTCTGTTAATTCATATAGCCCAATAACGCCAGACGAATTTTTACATGGTACAAAATCGTAATGTTTTTCACTGGATAGTCCTACGCCGTATGTTATCTTTGCAGAATACAGCCGTAAAGGAACCGGGCTTGTGGTTGTGGTGTTAGAAAACAGATAGACTGTGGAGTATAGTGTCGAAGTGGTTGCTGTGATTGAGGCAGAATTTCCGTCAACAGAAATTGTTTTATTCTTAAAGTCTACTTCTACAAGCACCTTTTTGTTTAGAAAGCTGCCAGAAATGTATTTGCCGCCACTCGTGTTAGTCCCGGAATATATGCTAACTCCAAACTTGTTTAACGCAGTTGAATAAATTTCAAATCCAGAATAAGCGTTTGAAGTATTCGTGTTCTTTGAGATTGCAATAGACCTGGAGCCAGTAAAGGTTGAATCAGTGCCCATAATATCAAGCTCAATTTTCAAATAACTCAACGATTTTTTGTACCCAATAGGCGTTTCTATGCTGTAATATTTATCTTTTACTGATTCAATGTATTCAAGCTCTGTATAGCCAGTGGGAAGCCTTGAAACCTTCGCTTCAAAAACGGCGGTAAATGTTCTGTCCCCGGTCACAGCAAAAGAATAGCTTTTACCTGTGCTCACCTGCTGCCCATTCTCCTGCCACCCCGTAAACTTATACCCATCCGCAACAGTGGCCACAAGGGTGCACGTTTCCCCCTCCTGGTACCGCCCCGCCCCGGCGACGGTTCCGCTCCCCGCCGGGTCGATGGCAACGGTAATCGTGTAGACGGGGATGGGCGGCGCGGCGTCAAACACCAGCCGATCCCCCAGATATGCCCGTGTGATTTCCGTCCCGCCAAGCCGCAGGGCGGTGATGCCCGCCGATCCAAGCCTGATCATACCGCTCACCCCTCAATCAGGTACAGCGTAGAGGGATCCTTTGTGGCCAAAGCGTCATATTCCGCCTGGGTCAGCTCCTGGATGGCGGCCACAGTGCCTGTTGGGATGGCCCCCACCATTGCCGCCGTGTAGTCCCCGGATTGGGGCAAAACTGCGCCAGAACGGCCCTTGAAGCTGGTTACCCCGGCGATTCCGCTGCCGCCGCCGGTATCATTGCTGTTAAAGCGGATGATGTTGTTGGTGCCATTGTCAGTGATGGTATAGGTGCCGCGCCCGTTGTACGGTTTGAGGAAGCTGTTCCCTGCCACAAAGAAATTTTTTGTTTCTTCGCCTAGATAGATGTAGGTTATGCTTTCCCGGTTTGACATGAATGTGTTGCCGCTAATGATAGTGTTCCCGCTCATGCCGTCAATTTCAATCGAAGATAGATGATTGTTTGATATGGCGCCATAATCAATTGTTCCAGATATGTAGAATGTTGGATTGTACCCAGAATTTCCAGAGATGACACAGCCTGAATAACAATAACACTGGATTGATGTTCCTACTTCTAAATAATTTTCACAAAAGACCAGGAAACAATTTGCGTTTATGTCCGGTTTATTTGCAACGGAACAAAGTCGGCATTTTGTTATACTTAAATAATTAACTTGTTCCAAACAAGTTATTGATCCGCCATCAGACGGTGGCCAAAGCCTGACTTTGCTTACATGGTTGCTATCGCCCTTGAATCCAATCATGTAGTAATCTTTTTCGCTGCTGTTATCTATAGTAGTGCACGCAATGGTCATATTTTCGATTGTTCCGCTCATTGTCAGGCTTACGCAGGTGTCGCTTGAATAACAATTCTGCCCAAAATTTAACATTGTTTCCTTGGTTCCGGAGCCGATTAAATTTTGTTTTGCTTCCAGAGGGGCATCAATCATATAAGTCCCGCTCAAAAAGTAAATTTCGTCCCCTTCTTTTGATGCTTCTATTGCCGCCTGAATCTCCACATGATCATCCGTCCCATCGCACAGGAAGTCGCAGTCATCCTCGGTCCAGCCCGCTGTGGAGGTGCCCACCACAACGCGGTTGGCTTGCTTGACAGAGATAGCGTCAAAGCCCTCGTTGATGGCGTTCACAGCCTGCTGGGCGCGGTTTACCGCCGCCATAAGGTAGTTATACCCATGCTGCTCTGAAAGGCCCACGTCGGCCCCTGCGGGGGCAATGGTCTGTCCCGAGGTCCAGTCCTCCGGCAAATCGGCGGGCAGCGGCCCGGATAGCGGTCTGTCTGCCATATCAGGTTCCCTCCTTCACTGTGAATGCGTGGCGGAATGCCACCGTTTCCTCTGCAATCGGGACGTAAACCGCGCTGGAGGCCAGCACCGTCCCCGCCTTGTCCAGCAGCTCGATGAGGTTGACTTCCTCCGTCTGCTCCCGCAGCACCCGGTAGCCTACGGAGCCCACGTTGCCCACGGTAGACCGGGACAGCGCGGTAATGATGATGTCTCCGTTAATGCGCACGGACTGGATATCTCCCACCACAAAGGTGGCCGCCTGATCCAAAAACGCCTGTTGAATGCTGGGCTGTGTGGCCATTTTGATAATCTCCTCCTCGGTCCCGCTGAAAAAGGGCAGCGCTCCAAGTTCCCAGCCGCCTAAAATGTAATTCCACTCCCCTATTGTGCGGACAATAGACTCAGACAGCAGGAAGTTCCCCGCCACCCGGGGACGGCTGATATAGACGATGTGGCAGGGCTTGATGATGTCCATTGTGATGGACATCTCGGAAAAATACTGCTGGTCCTCCACCGCCGCCTCAATATAAATCGTGTAATTGGGATAGTCCAATTCCACCTCCCAGTTACCGTGACCAAACAGTGCGTCAAGCCGCTGGTACAGAAAGGTGAGGGTGAAAGGCGGGTGCATGGAAAGCCGGTTCAAGATGCGGTCCCGGCGGAACTCCAGCGTTTCCGTCACCGGATTTGGCACGATACGAAAGATGGATTCCCATTCCGCTGTGGTGGCCTCATCCATCGTCTGGACGAACAGGTTAGCCCGGACATGCTCCATAAAGGCCGCCATCACCCGCAGTTCTTCCCCTTCGGTCTGGCAGAGGGCTTGGAAGTCCAGGATTTCCCGGAACCAACGGGGCCAGTATTGACAGATGTTAGTTTCGGGCACTGAGCGACACCTCCCCCAAAATGGGAACCTGTTGTGTCAGACCCGTTTCAACCAACTGGAGGTCGTCAGCTCCACCATTTAGCGTCACCCCAGTGGCGTTAACCACCCCCGCCACGGATAGGATGGTGGAGATCACCCGCGCCAGGTACACCCAGCAGGTGTAATTGGTGAGCCGGTCCGCATCCGGGGTGGCCCAGTCCCGCCGGATGTCCAGCAGATAGCCGCCCACGGCCTCCTCCACCAGGGCCTGCATCTGCTCCACAGTGTAGCCCGCCCGCAAGGTGAGTACGGCGGACACGTTCACCGCCACAGTCTCCGGGGCCACCACCGTAACCTTTGCCCCGATGGGGGCGGTGCCGTAGCCCAAGCCCTGATTAGGCGGCGGGTCCACGGTTGTTTGCACCGTCTCCACCAACTGTACGGAGGCGGGCATCCAGTCCGCGCCGATGATGGAGAGTTTGACGGTACCGCCGCCGTCCCAGGTGGGGTACACCTGCAAATCCCCCACGCCATCGATGGCCCGGACCACCCGCTTGTAGTCCGCCACGTTGCCACCAAAGGGACGCTCCCGCAGGGCGGAGATGAGCCGCTCCCGCAGGGCCTCGTCCGTCTCCACATCGTCTCCCGGTACCAGGATGTCGGTAAGCTCCGCCAGGGTCAGCCCCTGTATGGTGGTGATGGGCAGGATGGGCCCGGTATAGCTGCTGCCGATGACGCCGGGTGTCTCGCAAGTCAACTGGTACTGCCCCGGCCCCACCTTCGATGTAACCACAAAATTGACGCTGTCTCCGCCGTCCACTGTGGAGAACCGCGCCCCAATGGGGACAATATCCGGCTCAAATATACCCAGCCGCACGGCGGGAGAGGCGGGATACCGCTCTACGTTGGCGATGACGGACCAGTTGTCCAAATCCTCCCCCACAGCGGTCTGGATGGCCCCGCCCCGCTGCACCTTGTCCAGATCCAGGTAGAATTCCTCCAGGGAGTATGCCCCCGCCCCCAGGGCGGTCTGAATCATGGATCCCTCCCGCTTGTCCAGGGAGTTGGGCACACGGGCCAGCATCAGCTCCAGCAGGGCGCGGTAGGTTTTCCCGGAAAAGTCGATCACAGTACCACCTCCACCGTGGTATCCACCGGCCCGAACACGGTATTTACCGTGACGGAAGCGGTCAGGATTCCATTATCAAACGTGTAGGAGAAACCGGCGACGCCCAGCAGGCGGCTGTCCGGCAGGAACGCGTCCGCCAGGTGCCGCTGGAGCTCGGAGGCGGCGTAACCGGGATCCCGGCCCAGCAGTCCGTCCAGCTCAATGCCAAAGTTGGGGGTGTAGATCTGCCAGCGGAACCGCTCCACGTTGACAATAACCTCCACTGCCTGGCAGACCGCCTCGTAGTTATCCCCCCGTCCCCGGATCCGGTGGGTCACAGGGTCCGCCATCCAGGTCAGGGACGGCTGGTCCTGGAATACGACGCCCCGCGTCAGATCGATTTCGGATTGCGGCAATGTTGGCATTGGCGCCCCTCCTCTCGAAAATGCGGGACAGGACCACAAACTGCTGCCCCCGCATGACCCGCATCAGCAAAACCTTATCCCCTGCTTCCAGCCCCCGGTTCAGGATGATGTACCCATCCCTGACCGGGAGCTTTTTCCCGTCCTCCAGACAGGCGATATCGTCCAGCCGCTTATCAGAAATAAACGCGTCCTGGGTTAATCCATCACTGGCGGGGTAGACCCCACCCAGCCCCTGCCCGGTCTGATAGGAGCCGCCCAGAGCTTCCCCAGTGGCCCCTTCCTCCGTGCTATGGCTGTGGCCCAGCTCCGTTATCCCGTGCCCATGGCCCAGGCCGGAAACTGTGTGGCTGTGCCGGAATCCAGCGGTGATGTGCTCGTGCTCCAGAATTGGGATTTTCTTCTCGATGACAGCAGATGTAAGCCACAAAACCTCCTGGGGCAGCACCGCCATCGTCTCCTGAATCTTGATTTCCAGGGGGGAGGCTTTTGTCACCGTGCCCACGGTCAGGTCTGTGAGACCATATGCCCCCATAGAATCCTGCACAATTCCATGCAGGGTATCAATCAAATCCACGGGCTACACCCCCAGCTCCCGCACCTCAAAATCCATCGTGTGCACATCGTTCTCAAAGGTGTGGGTTACCTTCTCCAGCAGCACCAGGGCGAACAGGCTGATATCGCCCAGATTCGGTACGTCCATCATCAGCATCTGCCCTGCCCTGAGGCCCGGCAGGCCCAATGCAGACACCTTCAGCGTGCGCCAGCGGCGGTTGTAGTAGGAAAGCATGGACTGGGCTTTCGCCGCCGCCTGGGCGTTGTTCAGCGCCTCGTCAACGCTCTGATACAGCTGAAGCAGACCCCACCTGCCGATGTTGGAGCTGTCCACCGCCTGGAACACGTCCGCCCGTCCGGTTGACTCATTAGGCCGCACCAGCTTGATGGAGTTGTAGGTATGTTCGTCGATGTCCGTTTTGTAGGTGTAGTCCAACAGCAGGGATCCTTCCCCAACCACACCCTGGGCCACCATGCTCCCCGCCTCCCGCAGGGACAGCGCCCCAGCGTCATCAAAGAAGGTGTACAGCTTCCCGGTGGCCAGCAGCGTCTCCTGAATGGCAGCGGATATGATGTCCAGGCAGGACTTGTCCTCCTTTACCAGCGTGGGGATGGCGTAACCCGTATCATCCAGCACCCCGGTTTTCAGTTGGAAGTCCTGGGCAATCTCCCGAATGATCTGTCCCGCTGTCCGGCCCACAAAGCAGTAGCTGGCGTTGGCTTTCAGGTACCGGAGCTGGTCGTAGCAGGTCACGTCAATGACGGCATAGCGGTCACGGGATTTTGTGAACACCCAGCCCAGGAAGATCACCTGCCCGTCCACGGAAAACCGGACCGCGTCCCCTTCCAGAAAGGAAATGCCGGATGCGTTGACGGTGAATTTCAGCGTGCCGGGAGACCCGGTGCGGTTAGTGGTGTAAGTCACCTTTTGCACCTGGGGGGCGATGTCCCAGCTTTTCCCCGTCCGCTTCTCCAAAATGATGAGTTCGCAGGTCATTGGCCCACCGCCTGTATCTGCGCTTTCTTCACCCAGCCCCGCGCCCCGCCGCTGGAAGTGGTGATGTGGTAGGGGCAGGGCCGCTGGGGGTCATTGGCAACGATGCGGGAAATCTTCCCCCGGAATCCGGAGAAGGTGCCGTGGGGCCCCGCGCCATAGCTGGAAGAATAATAGTTTCCATTGACGGTCACGTCCATACCAACAGTGAGCTGCCCCGCCGGGATGTCCCGGGTCTCCTCGGATGACGCCTCGGCGGGCTTGCCCTTTTCCTGCTGGAGCTTTACCGTCTTGGCGGAGTAATCCCGGTATTCTGTCAGACCCAGCTCGTAGTAGAAGTCGCCGGTCTCGCCGCCCCGCTCCTCGGTGTGGAAGGAGGTCACCAGCACTTCCATGTTGGTGTCGAAAATGGGCGTTCCGTCCTCCAGATAGCGGTTGGCCACAAAGCGGAGCCGGGCCTTTTCCTCCATTGCCGATTGCAGGAAATCAATGTAAAACTTGGGAGGCTGGAATTGCCCGGTTGTAAGCACCGCGCCAAAGTCCGGCCGGCCCGGAAACAGCCCGGACCACTCCGCCGCCTTGAGCTTTGGCGTGCGGGGGATCATGATGGGTCCAACCCCCAGCACGTTGTACTCCCCGTTGTCGTTGTCCCGGCTGATTTTGTAGGTCTCAGGGTTCACCGGGAGGCGGACCACAGTGCCCTCACGGGCCAGATACAGGCCGTACAGGTTTTCCATCCCGGATCCCCCTTTACGTGTAGTTCAGATCGGTATGGCTGGCCGCCTGCTCAATGAGCATCCGCTGAAGCGTGTCCGCCAGCCATACCGCATCCGCCTCGGAGTTCCCGGTGTTCTGCCCGTGGACGTTGATGACCGGGGTCTGGGCGGTCAGGTTGACGTTGTTGATGTACTTGCGTTCCGCCATGTCCACCAGCATTTTTATATCCTCTTCTGACATGGCCACGCTGCGTTTGATAGCCCCGGTATCATTTTTGATACCGCCCAGATCGCCGGGGATGCTGCCCAGCATGGCGCTGTAGTCAAAGCTGGGGCCGTTCGCGGCCTGTCCGAACGCGCCGCCAAAGCTGAAATTGTCCAGGGCTTTTCCGATACTGGCCCCAGTGGCTGAAAACTTGTCCATCGTCGCCTGATAGTCCAGCGGATCCATCCGCGCAATTTTGACCTCGTTTTCTCCGAAGATGCTGTGTACAAAATCGTTCACCTTGTTCTGGAACCCCTTCACCGCCCCGGAAATATTGGAGCCAAGCAGGGCGTCAATGGCCCCGGCGGCGTTGGAAACGATGTCCATAATGAAGTTGAACAGGCCCAGAAACAGATTGGCGATGGCCGCTACCGGGTTGTCAAACACGTTGGCAAAAAATTCCGCAAATGTGGCGATGAGATTCCACGCCGCCGCTACGAGGTTGTAGCCCAATGTGTACAGCCAGCCGAACACCGCGCCGATTTTTGCTCCAACCTCCTCGCTCGTCATGCCCATCTGATACATGGCGGCGATAGCCGCCCCTATGACAAGAATGAGCAGTGTAACCGGCCAGTTCGCAATCGCCCAGCTTACCATGTGAACAGCGGCAGCGGCGGCAGACGCCAAAGCCAGGGCCATCAACGCCCCCGCGGCAAATTGCAGGACCATAGACACGAAGTCCCAGTTGTCCGCCACCCACTGCGCCCCTTGGGCCAGCAGATCGATTACCCAGGAAGCGATGCTTCCCAGCAGCTCGAAGGCGGAAATCAGGCCGTCCAGCGCCTTTTGTCCCAGCTCGCTGTTCAGCAGGTCGTTCAGCTTCTGCATGGCGGGTTCAAAGGCCCGCACGGCGGCGTTGGAGGCCATTGTCCACGCCTGGCCGAATGTCATAGGGATCTTTTCAAAGGCGGCGTTGGTCTCCTCTGCCGCTGAAAACATGGCCGCTTTCACCACATCGGCGGTGATGCGCCCCTCGGAGGCCAGCTCCCGCATTTCCCCGATGGACACGCCCATGTATTTGGCAATGGATTGGGCAATGGTGGGAGCCTGCTCCAGCACGGAATTCAATTCCTCCCCCCGCAGCACTCCGGAGGACATGGCCTGTGTGAGCTGGAGCATGGCGGCTTGAACCCCTTGGGTGCTGGTGCCCGCCAGGGTGAACTGCTTGTTGATCTGCTCCGCGAAGGCCACCAGCTCCCGGTTGCTGCTGAATGCTTCCGGGGCCATCGTGCCCAGCTTGCCCACCATATCCACCATATCCTGATAGCTGCCCCGGGACCGCATGGCGGACTGGTAGATCATGTCCTGCAGCTCGGGAGTGCTTTGCTTCCCGTCGTTCATCCGGTCCAGACGGGCCTTTGTCTGGACAAAGGTATCGCTCATATTGATGAACTTCTGGGCGGACCGCAGGCTGACATAGGCTCCGGCCAGAGACAGAATGCGCTTGGTCAGGCCGGATGCGGCGTTCCCACCCCCACGCATGCTTTTGTTCATGCGGTCCTGGGCGCTGGCGGCACGTTCCGTCTTGCCGGACAGGTCTGTTGTTTTGCTGTTCATGGAGGTCAGCGCAGACGATGTCCGCGCAGCTGCGCCCGCTGTCCGTCCCAGGGAAGTATTCAGTCTGCCGGACGCAGCTGTGAACCGCTGTTGACTGGCCGCCGCCGCCTGGGCGGCGCGATTGGAGCGCTGGAAAAGGTTCAAGAGGCGGTTAAATGTGCCGGAAAACCGGTCGCCTAATACATATTCCTCGCGAATTACCGCCATTTAACCGCCTCCATTCGGGTTCTTCCGCGCTTCAATCTCCTTAAGCATGAACAGCTCCAATAAAATCAGCTCTCTGGCGGGCAGCTCGGACACCACAGACGGCCTCCAGCCGTGGTTGACAAACATATAGTACGCCAAAGCGGTGTCCGGGTCCCCGCCATCCATCAGTTTTTTGCCAGCTCCTCCGGGTCATCGTCCAGGCCGGACAACGCCAGGATGGCGTCGGACAGCCGGTTGAATTCGCCCACCAGCAGCATCTTGCCGGGGACCTCCAGCGGGTCCATCGTGCCGTAGGCCTTGCACATCTCCTCGCTGCGGAAGTCGGGCGTCACCGTGGCCGCCACCACCACGCGCCGCCCATACTCGCCGTTGTCCAGCCGCTCCACCTTCTGGCCCCGCACGTTCACCCGGCGGGTGGACAGCCGGATCAGCTTCTCGTTTTCCTCCTGGGTGATGGGCCGGATCACGAAGGGAGCAGGCTTGCCGTTCTCGTCACAGAAACGGTCGGAGACGATGACCTCCTGCTTATCTACGGTGTTGACCGGGTGCAGAAATGCGTTCAGATTGCTCATGTTGATGTTCTCCTTTCTCAGTTGCCTGTCTCGGCGGGATCATGGAACGTGGACAGTGGTTCGAAATCCTCATAGGTAAAGCTGATGTCCATCGTCAGCATATCAGCCTCAGCGTCCAGGATAGACAGCGGGATGGTTCCGCTCAGCTTGCAGTTGTAATAGACCACGGTCTGGACGCCCACAGTGGTTGTGGGATCGTCATTGGTGGTCTGCAGGTTGAAGTAGGGCATGACGCCGTTGCGGATGTACTGAGCCAGCATATCCAGGAAAAGCGGGGTGCCGTAGTACACGGTCATAGTACCCGTCTGCTTGACGCTTCCCGGTTTATCCTGTGCCTTTTTGGTCCCAATCACCTTCATTTCGGTGGAGGAAATCTCCGCCTGGGTCTTGACATTCTTGGCACCGAACAGGTCTTTGACCTGCCCGTCCTGAATGATGACCGCTTTCCCGGCGGATCCGTGAAGCGTGTCGCGCTCTAACAGAAAGCTCATAGATATCCCTCCTTCCTCATGACACGGAAATGGTCAGATAGATCTTTTCAACGGCGTCGCCGAATTGGATCGCGATGGTAATCACAATGCTGTCCGGCTCCTCGCCCCGCTCCACTGTGACGTCGTCCCCGGTGGGCCGCTTGCCCAGCGCGCCCCGGTCGTACATGGTCTTGAGATAGCCCAGGATGGCCGCTTTGAACAACCCCCGGCCCTCCTCGTTGTTCTTTACCTTGCCCAGGTAGTTCAGGGAAAACTCCCGGTAGATGTCGTTGGCCAGGTTGGAGCACACCCGCATGGCGGTGTTTTTATGGAACACTTTGCCCATATCTGGGGTGTAGGTGATCAGCGTGTTGATATCGGTCTCAATCCGTACGTGCCCAAATTCCCGCGTCAGGACGATGTTTCCGGAATTGATCTCCGCCTCAATCTGGCTGTCCGTCTGCCGGACGGCCACGTCCGCCGCGCCGGGATAAGCGGCGTAGGTCAAGGACTGATAATACTGCGCCCCGGCCTCCGCTCCGGCCAGCCACCACACCGTCTCGTTGGCGGACAGCTGGGCGCCGTCCTCCAGCACCACGCCGCTGTTGGTGTTGATGACATAGGGGCTGTCCGCACCCCGGGCTCCAGAGACCACCAGCTGGCAGTACCGCCCATTCTGCCCCGCCAGCCGATTGACGAACGCTTCCATAGCCTGCCGCACCGTACTGTCTGTGCCGTCATAGGCCAGCACATCGAAGGAATAGGGCTCCAAAGCCTCCAGCGCCGCGGCATAGGCGGCGGGATCCTCTGTCCCGTCCGCGCCCCCGGTGAGGGTCACGCCGGCATTGGCGGACAGCGTTCCGGAGCCGGAAAACTCCACCCACTGATTGGGAATCAGCTCCGTCCCGTCCTTGACAAACTGGTTGTCCGCCACGGCCCCGTCCACGATGGTGGACACCACGAACCCGTCCGGGTTGTTTACATCGGCGGCGATGGACACGGAGATGTCATTGCCCCGCGTACCAGGATAGACGGCAGTGGCGGTTATTTCGCCCAGCTTGGCGGATGCCGCAGCAGCGCCCGCAGCCGGGAGACGGTACAGCAGCACCTTTGTGGGGCCGCCGGACACGTTGGCGCCCTTAAACATCTCCCGCAGGAACAGGGACTGGGGGGCGGTGATGGGGTAGCCGGTATAGGGGGCGGTGTCCTCCCCGGCCGCGATCTCCATGACGCCGGCGCCACCCCAGGACAGCGCTTTGGCGATGGCTACGGTCCCCCGCGCCCCCTGGGTGGGGGTGGGGTTCGCGGCGCTCTTGAAGTTGATGTAGATTCCGGGCCGCATCTTATTCTGTGCGGTCCAATTTCCGCCTGCCATCAGCGGGCACCTCCCTTGAAAAATTTGTCCAGGGCAGCTCTCGCCTCCTGAATGGTGTACGCGGATCCAGTCAGCAGGGCTTTGGCGAAATCCTGCTGGTAACCGCTCAGTGCCCCGCTGGCCAGCAGTTGTGCCGTGGGATACCGGACGGGGGCCTCTTTGATCTTTTCAGCCATTATGATACCTCCTCGGTGTAGGACTGGATGGACCGCATCAACATGTCATCCTCTGATTTGGCCACCCAGATTTTCAGGTCGAACTTATAGTGCAGCGCTTCGTCCTGGATGAACCAGTTGCGTTCATAGGTGCGCAGCCAGACATTGGCCTGATTCTCTCCGCTGGAATAGGGAAAGATCTCCATCATCCCGTCCAGGATGTCCGCCGCCTCGGTGTATTGGTCATCCATGTCTGTCCGGTTGTAGTCCACCAGCACAACCAGGTCAAGGCCCAGGGTACGCAGAAAGCGGCCTCCCATCTTCTTGGCAATTTTCGCCTTGGTGCGCTGGAGAAACATGGCGGGCAAAGCGGTACCCTGCTGGTTGGGGTTGTCGTAGAAGGTGACGCCGGGGAGCGCCGGAGCCAGATAGTCCGCCAGGGACCGGGACAGCCGCTGCATAGTGAAGATCACGGACCAAACACCTCCCGTGTCAGCTGATCCAGCTCCGCCTCCACGACCTCCTCGTACACCGCTTTGGCCTCGTCAGTCATGTGCAGGCCCTCAACATAGGTGGTTTTGGCGCCCACCATAAGGCCCACACCCCGCTCCAGGTCGCGGGACAGCAGCCCGGTATCCGGGTCGATGTACAGGCCCGGCACAAAATGCCTATCCATTCGGTGCCCATCGTTGACATAACTGGCGTACTCCATGTTGTTGGCCAGTTCTGTGACGAAACCGGAGCCGGTCTCGGCGGGCCGGGCCCTGCTGTCCGAGCCCCAATGCTGGGCCATCGAACCGGTTATCATGTTGACGCCCCGCGCCTCCCCTTCCCCGAAGGTGTTGGGCGGCGTCAGCTCTTCGGCCTTTTCAATAGCCCGCAGGGTGGCTCCCTCCGCAATCCCCGACAGCCTCGACCGGATACCGGGGGCGTGTTTCTCCAGCTCCAGAACCTTCGCCCCCAGCCCCTCCCCCAGATTCATCCGGACCATCCCCCTTCAAGTACTCCCGCTGGAGCAGTCCAATCTCTTGATGGGCCAACCCGGGCATGACCGCCCCGAAGGGCTCATAGAAATAGGCGGGTTCCCCGGCGAAGCCCCTCATGGTCTGACGGGTCCGGCCTAACCGCGCCCCCCGGCGGATCAGCAGCTCATCCCCGGCCCGTATGTCAACCTCGTTGGCACAGGCCAGCTTGTCGCCGCCGTCCTCCGCTGTGGCGGCGGGATGGCCCATGCGCGGGGGATGGGCGCTGCTGCGGTAGACCCGGCAGGGCACGCCAGCCAGTACGACGGCGCGCTCCTGCTTGGTCAGGTTTCCTTCCTTTACGCTCCGCACCCGGTGCACGTCCACAAGGTCGGTGTACCAATCCCCATAGTTCATATGGCGTAGGTTCCCCCCATTCCCACAAGACGGGCTTTTGTTGCCAGCAGCTGCCCGTATTGGGTGGCGTTCAGATCCCCCCAGCCAGCCGTGGCCCGTGTCAGCGCGTCGGTGTCGTAGCTCACCGAACTGTCCCCCATGACGGCGGACTTCACAACACCCACCAGCGCCCCGGAGTCCGCCGCCTGCATCGGGGTAGTGTTGCTGTCAGAATAAGTGCGCAGGTATAGCGACGCACAATGGGCCACATATAGCCCAGCGGCATACCGCCAGCTTTCCTTCCAGCGGTCCGGGGCGATCACATCGTTGGCCTGACGGATAAACTCCTCCAGCATGGTTACTGGGAGAAGGGCGCTCCCGGTCCCCATGGTAAAGAACTGTGGAAAATCCTCCTGAAACAGATCCGTTGTATAGCGCCCCTGCCCCTGACTAATGTTGGCCGCAGCGGCCCGAACGCCAAAAAACTGGGACTTGTCCCTGAAGCACATTCCTGTCACCCCTCACTCGTCCTCGTTCGTCTCCGCTTCCCCGGTCTTGCTCTTTCCGGTTTCGGCCTCACCACTGGATTCTCCGTTCTCCTGCCCCTTGCGGCCACGGCGGCCCCTTTTGCCCGCTTTCTCCACGTCTGCATCGCTATGGCTTTCCGGTACGCTGATCTTACCGTCCTTCACCAGGGCGCAGAAGTAATCCGTCTCCGACGCCCAATCGGGGATTTCACCAACGTAGTCCCTGCTAACGCGGAAGTGTCTTTTGCCATCCGGGCTGGGAAGAATGATGTTACGCTTGCTCGCGATAAACATTCCAGTGCCTCCTTAAATTCCGTCGTAGTAGGCCAGGGTCTGAGAATAGAACACCTGAACCTCAGACAGGTTGGCCATATAAGCGGTATCGTAGCAGGCCTCAGCGGCATTAGGAGCGGTCATAATCCGGGCCAGGGGAACCAACTCGTCGATTTTCACGAAACGCTCATGGTTGACATACACCGCCATACGATCGCTGTCACCAGTGCCCGCGCCCTTGCACCAGCGGGTAGCACCGATATACAGAGAACCACCGTTCTTGGCCGCAATATTGTTCTTCATGATGTAATCCATGATCGTCTCAGTGGCAATGTCTGTAACCATCGTGTTGAGGATATAGGTATACTGCTCATAGGGCAGCAGGATATGGTTGGGGATGGCGCTTTCGTCATACTCAGCCGCCGCCCAAACCGCCGTAATGGCACGGTTTACATCATCTAAGATCTGTTTAGGCGTCTTATCCGCCCACTTGGTGGAGCCGCCGGCGCCGTTGGCGGAAACGGTGGTTTCCACGGCGTCTGGGGCGTTCAGCAGGCCGGTGGTACCATAGTCCTCCATCCCCATATAAACATTCTGATCCATATGTTTATCATAGCTGAGACGCATACCGTCCTGGAGCAGTTGATCCAGGGAGCGACCAATGTAATTGGCCTTCTGCATATCCACAAACATGACACGCAGGGCGGCGGCAAATACATGGGCCTTATAGAGGCCCTTCTCCATATTGGCCTGCACGATGGGCATACTGTTGGCGCCCCCCGCATGGACAGGACCGCTGCCGGAACCGCTGGTGATGCCATAAGCCACATTCATGGCGGATACGTAATCCACCCAGCCGCCGCCGGTCTGCACCACGATGTCGCGGGGATAGGTCACGCTGGTCAGAGGCTTTCGGATCAGCGTGTCGCGCTTTTCTAACTCAGACACCAGGAAAGCGCCGCCGGAAGCAATGCCCGCCGCGTCCATTGTGGGGATCCCCGCCGCGCCGGGGGCGCTGGCGCCGCCCACAATTCCGGCGTTAAAAGTACCGATATTCTGAAACATGGTCTTCCCTCCTTATGCGTTCTGGATCGTCATGATCCTGATCTCCGCAATGCCATTGGCATCCGCGGGGCCTGCCCACTGACAGTTTCCCAACCGGACGCTTTCCGCCGCCGTGGAAGCCTCCACAGCTTCAAAGCCGCCCACTTCTGCGGTGGGGATAGCTGGGTCCGTGGCCACACGGACATAGACCGGGGCGCCCAGTTTCGGGGTGCCATTCTGGCACTTGACATTGATGCAGCCTCTCTGGAACACGCTCACCGCTTCGCCGGGAGCGTAGCTGCCCATGCTCTGATCCAGATAATTCAGAGAGCCCTTGATCTCCCGGGAGGCCACGCCCACAAAATCAGCAGCAGCGGAATCCACACCCATGAGCACAACCTTACCGTCCCCGTCATATTTCAGGGGCACACCGAACAAAAGTTGTTCGGTACCACCCGCGGGGCGAGTGCCCACGATCATGTCCGGCTGGCGGGCGTAGGAGCCCGCGAAACCATGGTCCATCGTCTTTCCAATGTTCTGAGGATGAATGCCCATTCTTTAGCCCTCCTGCTTCTTGTGCGGGTTGCGGGCGTAATACTCCGCCTGCTGCTCCGCGCAGATTTTGTCATAATTGGTAGTCTTGGCAGCATCTGCGGCCCTTCTGGCCCCGGCCTGAGCTGCCTGATTCAGCCGGTCCATGACCTCACCCTTGATGCTTTCCACCAGCGCGTCCACCACCCGTGCCCGGTCTCCCGTGTCCTTGATGGCGGCAACGGCTGGGCGGATAGCCCGGATGATGGACAGGGCCGCGTCTTTGGCCTCCGAGGAAGCGCAGGCATCTGCCGCCTGACCGGCGGGGATGACAGCGGCGTCCTTGCCTTCGCTTTCCTTCCCACCGGAAAGCTGCTCCTCCAAATCATCCAGCTCCTTCTCACTGCTGGGCTTCTCCTCCGCCTTCTGAGCATCCTGTGCCGCCAGAACCTTGTCCAGCTTGCCGTTCAGCTCCACCGCCCAGGCTGGCGCCGCCGCCGTGTCATTGACCGGCTCCGCTGTGGCAGCGGGTTCGGGCGCTGCGGACGCAGACGGATCGGCGTCCAAAACCGTGGCAGTGGTGGAGATCAGACCGTTGATCTCATCCTGGGTCGCGGCTTCTTTCGCGGCCACACCGAACGCCGCCAAGATAGCCTCTGTGAATTTGCTCATGTACTTCCTGCCTTTCTCCGCCTCTTGGGCGGCGTCTTTTATTGCCACCTCGTGGCCTGCCCTCCCTCTCGGGACCACCGCCACGTGATTGCCTCTGATCCGGCCCTGCCGGTATCCATCCCCATCGGGGGTGTAAATGCACAGATACCCGCAGGACACCTCCCGCTTCACCCGGTTCTGCACGTCGCTGGCCAGGGAAGCATCGTTGATGTACAGATCCGCCAGAAGGTAATCCCCCTCCCGCCGCACGTTCTGGACGTGCCCCCGGGCATAGGCGGAAAAGTTTTCCGGGCCTACGTTCTCCGGCGGATGCCCGTCCGTCACCGGTTTGCCCTCGAAGCTGGCCATTGCCGCCGGGTCAAACACATCCTCCGGGGCGCGGTGCACCATAACAAGCCGTTCCGGGTCGCCGTCCAGCCGGAGCTCCCGGGCCTGGTACACCATCTCCCCCGTCCGGGCAATGGGGACGTTGCGGCAGATCAGGAACCCCTCCGCCGTCTCCGTCTGGTTCGGGCTGATTTCCGTGCCGTAATAGGCAAGCAAACTGCATCACCTCGCAAAATAAAAAGAGGCCAGCTGTCCAAACTACTCAGACAGTTGACCTCAATTGGTCCTTCCCGGCGCTCAATTGCGCCGTGGGTTCGATATCAAGTTTTCAGCTCTTTGAGCTGGACGGTATGCATTTTGATGGTTCCGTCCTTGAGTTTTTTCAACTGGATCCGGTATCCCCGATCTAAGGCAGCATTAATGGCCGCGATCATCTGCTCAGTCATAGTTCAACTCCAGAATTCCACATCGTCACACACTTCGGCGAGAGATGTCCCATTCATATAGGGTGCGTTGAGAAGTTCATCGACACTGCGAAACTCCGTACCTGGATCATCTTCCCCAAAAGAAAAGATATATTTTTCGCGGGTAAAGGGGTCAATAAACCCGTGTAGCCCATTCCAGTAAAATTCCACGTGATTGACAAGGCTCAGTAGATAGTCCCGCAATTCGGCTAACGTCCTTTTCACAAAATATCACTGTTCTCCTTTCGCTCTGCGTCCGTAAGCTCACGCTCAAAACGAGAAATTATAGTTCCGTTATCATCATAGACGAATTCATGGGCGTGCTCTCCATGGACACCGCGCCTGTGGCTTTTGGGATAACCATGATCCCCACTATGAATCTGAATTGACATATGGCCCTGTCCATCGTAAAAAATTCGATCAATTTGCCTTTTCGGAAACCGCGTTTCCACAACAGCGTTGGGACGGTATGTAGCAGGAATGGACCGATGCTCTTTCCATGTATCCGTCACCACAACTGTACCATCTTCATGATACCGCACTTTGCTGTATTTTTCAAGCTGCTTCGCTTCCCGATAACTGTTTTTCCACAGCTTGTACTTCTCATCCCCCGCCCGCTTGTGCTTCAGGAAGGTATCGAACGTCCGGGGCACGTTGTCCCCCAGCGACACCCGGTACCGCTCCCACTGCCGGTAGTCGTTCAGCCACCGGGCCCGGCCCCGCTCCTTCTCCCGGTATGCCTCAATCTGCTTTTGAGTCCTCGGATCGCGGGTGGGCGGGGTCTTCTGAAAGCTGGAGAAATCCTTTATTTTTTGCAGCTCCT